GTTTAGTAGATGATAGCAAGGATGGAAAATTTACGCTTGGTGCTGCGTTATATCATTCATTAGTATTCTGTGCTGACTCAACGTACTTTCTAACTCCTGAGACCATATTTGCGCTTGAGGAGTATATGGCTATGAAGAGATTCAATCTTTCATTGGCAAATACTATTGACGATGCAGACTATCATCGCTTAGTCATCTTTTCGGCTATAGATGAAGAATTTAATGCACTCCAACAAGAAGATATAAAGAAACAAAATGGCTGAAAAAAGATTTATAATTGAAGTACGCACCAAAGGATTTTCCCGCGCTACTAGAGATTTTGATAATTTAGATAAAAGCTCAAAGAAAGTTCATAATACGCAAAATAGAATGCGCCATAGCACTAAAGGTTTACTTGCTGAGTTAGGTGCATTACGTAATAAAATATT